AAATCTTCCATTAACTAGAACATCAATCTCAATCTCACCTAACATAAACTTTGTTTTAAAATTTCTATTCTTAACTTTACTTGAATCTTTTACCAATTCTGTTTGATAGTTAAAAGAAGAGTTATAGTCGGACATTTTCATTGTTGATTTATTTTCAATATTCTTGAATCTTTCTTCTTCTACAACTGAAGTGTATTTATCCATATTAACATTAAGATGTTTAGTCTTTGTATCTATACTATATGAATTATAATCTAAAATTCCTGCATTGACTTTATAAAGTAGATTACCAGAACTCTTCACTTCTAAATTTCTTATATAGTTAAAGCTTTGGTTATCTTTAATATTGAATATATCATTGTTGTGATCAAGTTGTGTTGATAGAATATCTACAACAGAAACTACCTTAAGTTCATCTCTAAGTTTATCTCGTATTAGATAAAACCCGTATTGTGAATTTGATGTAGCATAGACTAGTAGAAAATTTATACTTTCTTCAATGCTCCAAGACATCGGGAAGTATAGATTTTCAATATTTTCATTGAAATCTTTTGTTTCTTTATATTTGATAACTGTGCCTATTTCTCTCTCTATTATTTCTTTAAGAACTTTACTGATAGAATATGAATTTGGAAAAATACCTGATTTTGGTGATTTAGTCATAAAGTTGAAATAGTGTTCTTCTATAAGAGAAAATGTCACATTCATTCTTCCTTGTTTATCTATGATGTTCATCTGTTCTTTTTCTGTGATAATGAACTCTAAATTTAAAGTTTCCTTAAAGAAGTCTTTTAATATGATTTTCACCTTTTCTCCACCAAGAATATTCATTTCTTGTGTAATAAAATCATAATCAAGAAAAGTCAGTTCACCTGTCATACCCTTCTTATCCAATCCTTCATATATAATCAACTGTATTATATTATCTTCAGTTACATTATAATCTAGAGTGTCATTGGAAATGTTGATGGTCTGGATTTCATAAGAATTAAGAGATATCATTTATGCCTCTTTAAACATAGTTAAGAATGTGGATAACTTTTCAGGTCGAACCAATTTTATCTTTCGTTTTTCATTGTTTCGCTCTTCTAACATTTTATACACTCTGTAATAGTCCTCTGCTGTATATTCTTCACTGTTATCAATAAAGAATTTTGTATATTTAGATAGTTCACGTTCAGATAAAGGTAGATCAAAAAGTGGGTCTTGAATCTTATTCAATACTATAATAATCCAATAATATGAAGGATCATTATACACCTTATATGATATCATGTCAAGGTTTTCATTCCCTTGAATATTATACTCAAAGAAAAATTCACCCTTTTCCTCTATGTTCATAACATCATAGAAGTTTATGATATTTTTAGTCTTTATTCCATTGAATTCTATAGTTTCAAATTTATCAAATAGTCCATTACTAAAGTTCATTATTTATTCCAGTCTTTGAAATCTGATTTTAAAGGTTTAAAGATTTCTGTTAGATTTAGAGAAAGTGTAATATCAGATATTGCACCATCACTCATAAGTTGAACATGGTCGTCTTTTCCATATGTGACATTCACTGAGTTTAACACCATAGGTTTGAACATTAGAGTATTCTTGAAAGAATTTTTTAACCCACTAGCTTTAATCTCAAATACAGTAGGAATTTTGACAGTCGCTCTGTCACCATAATCAGGCATACTATGATATCTAAAAAAGTTTATAATCTCTGAAATCTCAGTTGCTTCTTCTTTAGACTTTGGAAAAAATGTAAAAGAAAAGTTATATGTTCTATTACTAATATCAGTGAATGTTGACATCTCGTTATTGGCTGTTGCTATTCCGTTTGTTTTTTGTACAGTATTTTTAACTGCACCGCGAATGAGCTTCTGACCACTATGAACAAGTGAATCAACAAAATCCAATGTAAAATCCCAAGTTGTATTGAATGACTCAGAAAATTGCGGCATGTATAATAAGACACTACCAAGTGGTGATTTCTGAATATCTTTTTGAGTGATTTCACTTATCTTATGTCTGTTACTTGCGACTGATGTATATTCTTTAGCCATAAACAATAGAGAAGATAGATTACTTTTATCTATGTCTTTTGGATATTTCAGATTTTTTGTACTCATAATCTACCTTTCATAAATTGTTTTTCAGAATGTGACCCATTGCCACCCTGAATTACTGTTGTATTACTATTATTCATAGTCGTATTATTAGAAGTATTTATATTTTTGGATTCTTCTTTATGTTGAACCAACGGTTTAGATACTCGTTCTATATCTGAAGAATAGTCTCCACTTTTATATTTTGGAAGCTCTCTGTGAAATTGTTTAGGTACAATTGAAACTTTTTCTTTGTTCCCATACTTGGAATTCAATTCAAGAACTTTTTCTTTCTCTTTTATTACTGCAGAAACTTTTTCTTTATTTTCATAATCTAAGTCTTTGTTTTTTCTTAATGTTTTCAATTGGTCTAGATTTAGACTATTCAACACATTCTCATTAGTGATATGATATTTCTTATTGAAAAAATTCTCTTTTATTATCCCACTATCTTTCAGATCTTTATCGAAATCTTCCGAATTGTCTTTATTGATATTTTTATATTTGTTCTTTATTTTGTCTGCTTTGATCTCTTTATCTTTATTGGTGAAAAAATCTAATCCAGTGTTTTTATATATCCAATCTTTTATATCCCAGACAATTCCAGAAAGAGTATTTTTTATAGAATCAATCTTGTCAGAAAACCATCCAGAAAAATAGTCTATAAATTTTGTCATCTCATCATGAAGAAATCCTTTTTTATCATCGCTGTTCCAAAGTTTTTTCATCCAATCCAGTGACTCATTTAAAGTGTCACCAACAAAAGAACCGATATTAGTCACAAGTTTAACTGTTTTATCATATAATGGTTTTATAAGTAAAGCTGTTACGTCATTTTTACCTAAATATTCACTGAATTTATCGCTTGTACTAGACACAAAGGATATCATGTTCGTTGCCATAGAATGAACCAATGAATACACCATATTTTTGTTGATTAAACCAAACGATAGAAAATCTACAAGAGAACTCACTCCAGCAAGAAATTTCTCACCCCAATTCATTTTAGAGGGATCACCAAAGGCTTTCAGTTTATCGTCATCAAACATAGTATCAAATACTTCAAACACACCAACTAGAGATGCCACAACACCACCAGCAATTTTCAAAACATTAAAGAGTTTACCAACACCAGCTTTTATTCCATCGAACATACCAGAAAAACCACCAAACATTGAATCTTCTTTTTTGTCTTGAATTTCAGTAATTTTAGGTTCAGAAGTGGAATCATCCATTAAGTCAACACTTTTATCTGATTGAAGTGATGCTTGTATCTTGGAATTTTCTATACTATTTGTTAAAATTTCATTCGTTTCTTTTTGAGTTTTTAACATATCTGAATAGAAGTTTAGATTGTCTTCATTTGATTTTAGTGTAGCAATGAGCAATAGGTAATCTATATCTTTCATCTCACTAAAATATTGCGTGTGAGCTTTTAGTTCTTTTACTGTTTCATCAGAAGAGATTTTAAGTTTATCTTCTATGAAGTCTGTTGTTTTATTCGAAACACTTTTCTTCATAGATTCTTTTATGATTCGTCTTTTAGATTTCATATATACCCCTTAAGAGTTTTGTTTTTCTTTATTTTTAGTTTCTAATAACATACTAAAGAAGATATCTCTTTCGAACGGATACATATTATCAACATCGGTTGTTGAATAGTTTCCATAATATTTCATTATATGATAATACTCGTACAACCCACCGAGATCACCATTCAACATTATGGAAGAAAAAAATTTGGCATCTCATCGAATTCAATTTTAGTTTGTTCACCACAAAACATACAAGAATATTCCTGCACTATCTTAAGATGTTCGACATTCTTCTCTAGTTCTTTTACTATCTTCTTAGTAGTATTTATATCAAGAGAGTCAAAAAATTCTTGAAAATTATCTTTTGTGAAATCAGTATATATTTTACCTTTAATATGAATTTCAGATATACTATAATATAGAAATAATTCCTCTCTTCCATCTTCTATTTCTGTTAAAAGTTTAAATGGAACAGACTTGAATTTTATTTTAATATCTTCATTGATTTCAACAACTTCTTTACTAGAATTATTAAAGGTAATGACACCTTCAGCATCCAGATTCAATACATTCTCATTAGTCTTTCCACAAGATGAACATTTGAAGACTACACCTTCAACTTCTTCACCTATACTGATGATTCTAATCTCAATCATTAAGAATTTTAATTCAGTGAAACTCAATAGATCTAAATTTCCTTGAATCACACAAGGTCTTATTAATGAATCTATCATAAGTTCATCTATTTCTTTCATTTTAGTATCTTTCTTCTTAGATAGCATAGCTTTCTTCAAGAAATAGTTTTTCTCTTCTTTAGTTGTCCAAGGACGTATCACAAACATTTCACCGTTTATCTCTAAAGATTTAGTGACCTCGTTTGTTAAAATTGGCAATTCCATAAGCTCTCCCTTTAATTGCTTTTATAATTCATCAAATTTGTACGATTAACCCCATAGTCAGTTTCTTTTGAATGAACTAACTTTTTGAAAGTGAATGTTACTGTGAACTCTTGTAGAGTGTTCTTACTGTCTCTACTATATAAAATGTCACCAACTGAACTCGGAAATGCTTCTTGAAATGTTAATTTATTGAAAGTTCCACTTACACTTGCAGTTGGTAATATATCAATACTTAAATTAGAAATATAGTCATTATAATATCCAGTTAATCCAGTATCTTTATCGTAAACAATATCTAACCAAGTTAAGAATTTATCTCTCAGTTCACCTTTTTCTCTATCATAAAATGTTACTGTCATAGTATCATAGTTTCTGTCACTACCAATAGAAAAACTAATACCATCAGTATTTCTTTTTTCTAGAGAAATATTTTCATTTGGAATATTGAACGATTTTATAAAATAACTATCAGAACTTTCAAATATCTTCTTTGAAGTTGGACTATTGACCATTGCTCTGAATCTATTTCCAAACTGTACATTATTTACAACTTCATTTATTCCCGTTTCTACACCAAGAAACTCGTCTTTAACTTTACTTAGTAGATCTAAACTCATTATTCATCCTTATAAGAAAACAATATCATCAACATTAAAAGTAACATCAAATGTGACTATCTGGTTGTCATTCTCAGTAGAAAATGAAATATCACTTAATGATTTTGGATAAACTCCCTTTAAAACCATATTATGAATTGGTATAGATTTATCATCTAATTGGGACACTGTAGCAATTGTCTTATATGAAGATGGAGTACCCTTCTCTCTAATAGATGGATCATGTATTGTATTAAACCAAGATTTGAAAGTTCTATAATCTATATATTCAAAAGTTCTTATAGTCACTGTCCAATCATTGAATGTAACATCACCAGCAATAGAAATGTCAGTACCAATATCACCTATAATAATCTCTCCAACAGATCTTCCTGGCATAGTGGTAGAAGTTACGACAACTGGATCTATTGGGACAGGTATCATGCTCATAGCAGCGAGTACGACCATAAATCTGTTAGATCTTTGGAAACCACTCATTCTATTCTTAATATCAAGGATTCCCAAAATTCATTCCTTAAACTATTGTTTCATCTATAGAAAATGTCACTTCAAATTCAACTAAAGAGTCTGTACTTTCATTGTCAAATGATATATCAGCAACAGCAGTAGGAAATACACCATTAAGTGTCATGGTCATAAGAGGCTTATTGTCTAAACCAATTTGTTCCACTTTTACTCCATCCATTTTATATTCAGATGGATTTCCTCTAGTGTTATTAGAAAAATCAGCAATCTTATTCATCCATTGATACATTTTCTTATATTCATCATAGTCTTCTGCATACATAGTGACAGACCATTCATTATATGTTGGGTCACCCCCCATTTTAATTGTAGCACCTCTATGTTTAACTTCAATTACACCGACGTTGCGTCCTGGCATCCCAGCAGCTTTCACAAAGACCTCTTGAACTACACCACTTGGTGTTGGTAATGTAATACGAAATCTATCTAGTTTTGATTTTCCTGTTATGTTAGTACGGATCTCTGAAATTGTACTCATGTTATTTCCTTATGTTATTATCTATAGTATTTAAAGTGAAAAGAGTTGTTGGAGGTTTAAGAAGAATATAAGGTGTCATAGAAGACACCTTATATGAGATTAAGCTACTTGAGAAGCAATTTCAGTTAAGTTTGCAGAAGTTTTTGCAGAGACAAATTTAATCTCAACAAATTCAGCAACTCTAGTTGGTTTAACTAGAATATCAACTCTAAGACGATTAGAATCTATCACTTCAGGAGTATTGTTGGTTTCGTCACAAACAATTTTATATTCGTATATACCTTTTCTTCCTTTAATCTCTTCTAGGAATGGAGTAATCATTGCAACAATTTGTGCACGTAAGAATACATCATTTGGTTCGAAAACGAAATATTTCATTGCTTTATCTACAGCTTTTTCTATCACTAAGAACAATTGTCTAACATTGATTCTATCGAATGAGCTTGCTCTAGAAAGTAATGTCTTTTGACCCCATATAATTGCATTTCCTTGTCCAGGAAAATTTACAATAGGATTGATTTTATTACGATAAAGAATATCTCGTTCACCTTGAGTTGGATTAAAAGCAATTTTAACAACATCACCAAGTTGTCCTCTTTCAATACCAGCGTTTGCCCACCAAGGGTCTCTATTATAGTTAGTTCTAATTTGAGAACCAGCAACAGAACCAGCAACGTTGATCCATCTATATTTTGCATTATATTCATCTACAATTTGAATGTAGTTACCATAGAATGCAGCATAACTATTTTCAGTGTTAAGTTCTTGTACCATGACATAATCAACAAGTTTAGAAACTTGATCTTTTATTCCAACAGTATCTTCTTTTCTTGCACCAACTATTGCTATACAGTCAGCTCTTTGTTTAGCGATATCAGAAACAAACTGATTTGCTTTTTCATTTGCTATCAAAACACTTAAATCGAAATCTTCAGAATTAGCAAACTGACCATAAGAATCAATAATGTTGCTAGTTGTTGGAGAAGAATATTTTCCACCAGTTAGACATTTTTGTTGAACTAAATCAGGAAGAGAACCTTCAGTGATTGAATAGACATACTCAGAATAGTTATTGAGAATATTATCAATAAAAATATTGTTGTTATCAGCATCTGTACCAGTTGGGTCAGAAGAAACTATATACTTCTCTACAATCTTTTTATTCTCAAATATAATTACTGCATATTCAGAACCATATAACTTAGAATCAAACATATCACTGAATGTTTGTCCCATAGCCCATTTGCTGCTAGAATTTGTTGGCTCATCACCATTGTTAGATGTTAAAGAATACCAATTATTTCCATTGTAAAACACAACATCATTGATATTGTAAGACACATTTTCCCAATATGTTTCAGAACCAACAGAACCAGGAATTGTATTATTAGAATCTTGAAGAGACTTCCAAAGTTTACCATTATATGTTACAACATTATTAGTAGAATATGTCACATTCTGATCAAACTCTGAGCTTCCAAGTCCAAGCCACACATTACTCACTGGAGATTCTATACCTTTAGAAAGGTCATTAGAAATTGAAACTTCAATATCATTACCCTTACTTCCAGGAGATTTAGCAAAAAATGTAACAACAGTTCCACTTTGAGTATAAGAATCACTAAAGATATCAAAATCTATATCGTTTTCAATTAACTCATGAACAAAATAAGAAACTCCGAGTTGAGAAAATTTAACACCAGCATTCATAGTCTTTGGTTCAGTGAAAGTTGGAAGAGTTCCTACCGCTTCTTCTTTTTGCCAGACTCCAATTGAACTGTTTTGGGGGTCACCATTAACATCAACATCAATGACACCTTTAGTCTCTAATAATGCTGTATAGTTCCAACCATTATATAATGCACCTTCACCAATAGAATACATTCTATCAGAATCCAGAGGAGTGTAATCATTTAAAGATTCAGTTGTTGTATCTGCACTTCTAACCACATATAGTTCAGAACCATTTCTTAAAAATCGCTCTCCTTGAAACCAATCATTATAGTTTGTGTCAGTCGGTTTTCCAAATTTACTTATGTATTGATCTAAATTAGTCACTGGAATACGTTTATTTAACATACCTGTTTCATATTCACCAACAAATCCTGTGATTCCTGTTGCAACAGAAGGTACAGAAGTTGATAGATCTATTTCAGTACCATAAACTCCAGGGGATAAAAAATTTCCCATATTATTTCCTTTATATTATTTTATTATGTAGATAAGTATCTTTCGTTCTAAAACAGGGTACATAATCACCCAAATATGACGTCATAATGTCTAAAATGTATTTTTAGGCTTTATCATTAGTATTTAAAAATATTTTAAGAAAGACAAAAAATCACTTCTTTAATTTAAGTACATCGTTTAGATTTCCAACAAAATAGTTTGTGGTTTGTCCACCACTTTCACCTTTTATAAGAGGCTCACCTCTATTCATCTTTTCTATCTCTTTAATCTCTTTGAAAATGTTTGAAAGTTGCTTCAATGATATATTGTTTGCTTTTATCAATTCAACACAAGTCAACACAGCTTTCTCATCTATTGTTACATCGTCTTCCATTTTTTCTACAACTGTTTTTAATAAAGTTTTACCTAATAGAATATTTTCTATTACAGTTTCTTTAATGAAAAAATAATCAGTCTTCAGCGTTTGAAACGATAGAATCTCATCTTCTTCTGCGTGTTTATCTTCATCTAAAACTCTAGTCTCAATAGTGGTCAGTTGTTTATCTTGATCTAACAAAACTTCTTCTGTCATGTCAAAAATTCTATTTAATTTTTCACTTGGATTCTCTCCCATAATGTCTCCCTATAATGTACCAATGATTGTTGTTGAATCTTCTATATCATTTTCGTTTATTCCATATTTTGTCTCTATCTCTTTCACAAGTTTAGTGTCTTTGATAGGCATATACAGATTGCCTTTTAGAGTGAAATTCAAAGTTCCATTAATCATTCTAGAATCATCGTCTACACCTAAATCTTCATCGAATGCAATATCAACAGAAGAAAGTGTGACTATTATACTCGAAGGCTTCTTCCCTGGAATTTCATGAATGTTTAAAGAAATACTTGGGTTAAAATAAGGTAAAATCTGTTCTATGATTTGGTTTTGATCTCTTACTGACTTAGTGACTATCTGTAACATGAAATCAAAATTATATGGTACAGAATTATATTGATGAGATCGTTTAAAAGTTGATACATCAATATTGATTGGAACACTTGTCAGTTTATTTGTCTTTCTAACTGTATCAAAATTCATCCCAACCATTGATAGTGCCATCTTTGGAATAACCGTTGATGTATTCATACCATCAGATTCCTCTACCATGACTTCTCTTTGTTTTGAAGCCCACACTAATGGAACCTTTACTTGATTCCCATCAGTTCGTTGAACTATTATATTATCAAATAGACTCATCATTGTTCCAATATATTTACGTGTTGTATCAAAAAAGTAATAACTCATAATTGACCCCATGGACTTTTTTCTGAATTGTCTACAAACATATCAAATTCGTTTTCAATTTTTTCGTTGTTTGAAGATTCTGTTTCTTTTCTAGTTTCGTTTCTTGGTACTTCATCCAATTCTAATGATAGCTCTTCATCGAAAGAATCTGAGTTTATCTTATAATAGTGAGTTGTTAAGAGGAAACCAATAAACTTCTCTTTTCCGCCATAAAACCCAACACCATCAAGTTCTCTTTCAACGTGTGTGATTTCAAATATATTATCCATTTCATCAACAACTATAAGATCGTTTGCTTGGGGTTCTATTCTTGGTAGATTTTCGAATGTTTTCTTACTGACATATATTTTTATTGTATCTGTCATCTGTAATCCAAAATTTGAATATAGATCATCAGAATTGAATGTACTGTCATCTTGAAATTTGATATATACATCAAAAGCATTATTTCCAGTGTATTTTACATGATCGTATTCACCAAGCAAATCATCTTTATTGATATTCTCTGAAAATAGATATTTAGCTTTTATCCCAAATGTATTTATGGACTCATGAAACTGATTTATATATGTACCAATCTCTGTTGGTTTTAAATTGAAATTCATATCACCCTTCTTATTTTTAAGTATTTAAAGGTGAATAAAATTATAAAAAGATTCCAAGAGGTTCCGAATACCTATCATTCATATCTTCTTCTAATTTATCTAGCTCGTCAGTTGCTTCTTGATACAATTGTTGCCAATTCAATTCCATACCACCAACAATAGTTGCATTACTATATTTACTCAAGTTTCTTGCCCACTGTTTTTTAGCTAGAGAAGTTGCATACTCTTTAATGAATTTATGATTATAAACTCTAGAAGATTCAATAGAACTCCAAAATACAGTCATCCCAAGAATAATCCCACCAATATTAGACTCTGTAATAGAAAGCTCTTTTGTATATGGGTTAAAATCAAATGCAGTATCTGGATTAAAAATATCCTTTAAAGTTTCATAATACATATTGATGACTGTAATGTAGGTTAAATCCCCTTGACTTTGACCATTTGTTAATAGATGGTCATATACATTAGCGAATTTCGTCTTGATAGAAAATGGATCAACTTCATAGTTTGTACTAGATGTTGTTTCAGTATAATATACTTCAGAAATTCCCATAACTTGGTCTGGTAGAATTATATTATTAGCACCTGGATCAACTTTTACTATAAGCTTCTTCTCTATGACACCATCATCTATAAACTCTTCGAAAACCTGTAATGTATCATTGATAATATCATCCATTTGGTCAGGTGTCAATTCAACTTCATATATACCAGACCCTAATCTTCTAAGAATATATTCTTTTAGTGTATCTCTTGAATTTGGTGCCATATTTATCCTTTAGCTTTTTTCTAACATAGATAAAAACTCTTCTTTCATCTTCTTCAATGTTTTTCGTCTATCTAATTTAATATTGAATTCTTTCTCAGCATATTCATCTAATTGCTTCTTAGACATCTTAGAAATTATGCCCTCTTCAGACTGTTCTTCAGTTTTCTCTACTTCTTTTTCAGATTCTTCTCCAATAAAGTATTTTGGATACATTTCAATTACATCTTCTTGATAGAAGTTTTCACCACCAATGATTGTATAATTTCTTGAATTACAACTTAAAGTGATTCTAGTGTCTTTTGGTAAATTGACCTTCATAATATTTTCCTTATGTTTATATTAGTATTTAAAAAAAGCTTGAACCAGAACCATCAGACACAAACCCGAATGCAAATATATCATCCTCATCGTCTTCATTAGAAGATATCTTTTTAATAATTGAATCATACAGTTCTTCAGAGTCTACATAACTCTTATCCTGAAGAAAAAACATACTTGCAACTAAAGCCATAACTGCATCATCTGAATATCCATCAGTTGCTTGATATTTACCATTATGTAATGAAAAATATTGTAACTCTTCTAAAGTATCATTGTCACAAATCTTGAGCATACCACTTTCAGTATATTTCTTAAGATTTTGTAATCCAATCTTTCTAGTTGAAGTTGTAGTTCTGAATCCATACACTGGTTGTTTTTCAACATATATATTTTCATATTCGTGTTTCATAGCTAATAGATCCACCGTGCTTTGACCATCACCAGAATTATTCTCTATAAACAATAGTGCATCATTATATAGCTTACAAATATTATAGATTGGGTCTACTAAATCAAAATATGTCAACTCTCTTGCCCTATATGAAGCAACTTGTCTAAATGGACGTTTTGTTATATCTAAAATCTGAATAGAACTAAAATCACCCTCATCTGAATACTTACCTGTATCTACACCTGCAGTATAAAAGTGACCCTCAATCGGTTCTTCATATATTTTGATCCCATCCATTTCTCTTAAGGGAAGTTTTCTTTCTTGTTTTATAATAACATCACCATTGATAAGGGTTCTAGAGCTTGTTGAAAATGAACATTCATATTCCTGTGCCCAAGTAACTAAATCACCACCAAGTTCCTTAATCTTTTCTTCTTTCCATTTTGGATCTTTTCTATCTGGGTGAGCATAATAAGGAAAGAATAAATAGTTAAAACCACTTACTCCATTCTTTGCATCAAGAACTATTTTATGAAAATGATTCATTCCATAAGGTGTTGAAGTATAAATTATTCTAGCATGTTTACCACTAGATGTTGTTGGTATAACAGACTTTTTAAATCCTTCCCAGATGTTCTTTGGAATAAAAGCACAATTATGAGAAGTCACACCATTTGTTAAATATCTATTTCCACCATCAACATCTATTAAATCAAAGAATTCATTTGAACATTCAACATTATATTCTTTTCCTATAACTTTAAGATCTTTTATCTTATGGTCAACTTTTATGTTACAAGCTCTCCTAAAAATATTCTTACACACTAAGAATCTATGCTCTGGTGTGACGATTATATCAGAGCCATCACTGAAATAAAATTTGATATTGTCTGTTCGTGTGGTCTTTTTAATGCCTTTGAAGTCTTTAAATCCAGAATTCGTAAGAACTTGATATTTAGAATTCTCTTTCAAAATCTTATCCTTTCCATTTTCTTAACAGTCAAAATATAATTTTCAAACAAGATTGAACCATTTTTCTTTGCTCTTGAAATATCACTACTTCTGCTATATTCATTGATGACAACCAATGGTTCATCAAGAAAAGACAGAAATTTTAATGGAATTTTATTCTGTCTGAGTATTTTTTTAATATCTTTCTTTTGATGGACTAAAAAAGACGAAACCACTTCACCACAATCTGAAAATAACTCATATAAATAAAACGATTCTTCTTTCTTCTTTTCCATTGTGTTTAGTAATCTAAGTCTTTTTTGTTCTCGTCTTTTTGGGTCATCATTTATATCTTTCTGCATTTTAGAGTATTTCTTTTTTATTTCCTCTCTCTTTTCTTCAGACCAATTCTTCTTAGTTTCTTTCATTTTCTTCGCACCAATTTTATCGGACCCTCTTTTTCTTTTTGTTTCTAATTCTTTTTCTTTGATTCTTAATTTTTCCTCTGTTGTCTTATTTTGATATGTATTACTTATCTTTTTGCCAATTTTTTCTAAGTCTCCTTTAAAATTGTCTCGATGGCGACCGTTTTTCTTTCCTGATATTCTATATCCATTTTCAAACATAGAATTTTTTTCACCACTTCTATCTGAAACATATTTGTATTTGTCTCTATTATTGAAATAAATTTCTCTGGGTACTCTCACTCTTTTAGAAGTTTCAATTTCAATTGCTGGTATTGTTTTCTTATTATTCACTTTCATTCTTTCGATTTCTTCATATGTCAGTTCACCATCAGAAACACGAGTCCAAGGAAACACGAATAATGGTGAAATGTCTGATAACAACACATGAGCTTTTACATGATCAGAAATTCTTAAATGAACTCCATTCCACTTATAGTGTTTTAAGTTCTTGTATTTTTTAAATACACATTTTGGTAAGATATGATGAAGTTCTGTATTGTTTTTTCTATTCTCTACATAATTCCTCTCTATAAATTCTACATATTCTATAATTTTTCTTTCTTCATCAGATATTTCTAGCAAATTGTCAATGATTATATCTTTATTTTCAAGAAAGTCTTTCATCTAGTTCTCCAATAGTGATTGTTTCTATTTTACCATTCTCTTTATTTCGAACAGTTAAAAGTGTCTCTTTTTCCACACACTCATCAACATATAATATAGAGCTTAGAATTATATCATCATATCCTTCACTTCTTTCTAATTTATATTCAGATGCAAAAGTCATACCACGAAATGCACTAGCACTTGTTGCTGCTGTTCTTATCATACAACCATTACTTAATTTAATAGAAATTGTATTCCATTTTTCTACTCCTGGTTGTAACCACATAGGAAGATTTCTATAAGCTTCCTTAACTTTTTCGAGAATTTCTATAGACATAATTTGTTTATTTGCTGCTATACCAACAGAAAGATCTTTCCCGAAAACTATGGAATATAAAATGAATATAGAAGCCACCATTGAATTGTGAGACAATATTCCATCAGAATAAAATAGATGATCCTCAGAATCTACTTCTATATCATACATATTTTCAGACTTACCAGTATTAATAACAGAAATCACCCTAGAACTGCCATTAACAGTATTCAATACCTTATGTAGAGAATCCTTTGCAAACACCTCTTCGAGATCCTCAGTCATCAATATATGGTCATCTGCACATTTAATGCTCATTCCATTTTCTAGAGTAACTTTATATACTTCATAGACAATAGTCTTTGAAATAGTTTTAATTGGTTTATATCCATTATGTGTTAAGACTTCTTTGTCTTTAACTGGATATGTTTCTATAAACTTTCTAGTGATCGTGTCTGAAAGTTTCAATTTCATTATAATTTCCTTTAAAAATATCTTCTGAAAAGCATTCAGTTGATTGGAATCCTTCTATATCTATATTTATTCTTTTTTCTTTATATTTTCTAAGTATATTTTGTTCTATTTTGAAACACTTGTAGAAAGAAGATTTTAATTCATATAACACTTCCATTTCAATTGAAAATCTTTTCGATAGTGTTTTCTCTTTAAATCTTCTGTCTACTCCAACAGAAGTTATTCCTATCTTCCAAAATTCAGTACCATTGTGTGAGAATTTTATGAAATAAACCACACCATCTATATATTTCACACTTTCATCGCTATTGAATAATTGGCACATTCTTCCTGTACTCTTTGCTTGTCGAATTCTGTCTTTCTCTTCTTTGCTTTTAGAGTTTAAAGTTTCTTGCCAATTATCTTGTCTTTCTTTCCAAACTTTAGTTCCTTCTTCTTCACCGTATCGTTGAATACATTTTTCTAAAGAAAAAGTTGATTGACGTTTACTTAAAGCTTTTTCTGCTTCTTCTTCAGAATATCCACGAGTCAGGTAATATTCCAGTGTTGAATTATATGAATGATTTTCTTTTCTAGTATCTGATACTTGTTTCTTTAGAGACTTGATCTTTTCTTCGGAGTCTGGATCATCTTTATATTTTACAAATTTTGTACTGAATGGACTAAATTTTCCACCGTGTTGATACGCAGGATTTTTATCACCCTTAATTTTATCTGATTTTAATTCTTTCCATTTTTCTAAACCAAGTTTATATCCATATATTGTAATAAAGTTAAGTTTGCTATCAGTGGCTTTAAGATTACTCAAAATAGACAATCTTAAAATGTATCTATCATTCACACCAGCAAGAATTAAATCACAAAGAAGTTTTTTATTGTATAAAAACCCATATCTTTCAAGATAAACTATCTTTTTAAGTTCTCTAAATTGTGAAAGAGTCGGAAGTTCTTTAAGATTTTCTTTCATATATTTTGTATTTAATAGATTTCTTAAAGTTCTTTTCTTATATGGTCTACCTAATCTATCTGTTTCGTTTACTAAAATTTTATTGATATCTTCAATAGAAACATATATAATCTGAGTTCGTTCATCTTGTATGATTTCTTTTGGTACTGATATCTTTTTAGATTTCACAAGACTAACTAAATTATATTTTCGTTTGAATTTGCTTCTCATATATGTCCTTTTATTTTTAGCATAGCGTAAAAAGACTTAAATTAAAATTAAGATATAAGATTAAAATTGAGATTATCTTCAAACTCCAATTTTGATTCATTGAATAGATCACCTATTGATTGTTCTTTTACACCATCTTTAGTATTTAAAGTCAATAGTGTGTCTTTGTGTTGGCACTTACCCATTTGTCTACTTTCCATCAAAACGTTCTTGTAATTCACTTCCCAACTTTTTAAAGTTTCTTCTTGAAAATCATACAACTCAACAAAATCAAAGCCATGTGGAGTCATAGCTTTGAAATAGTTATTGGTGAAATATATAATATCATCTCTACATTTTGCTATCTCTATTAACATATCTTCTGTATATGGAAGTTTTGTACCTTTTGGTAATAAATCAGGGTCACCAAAGAATGATATTTCGTTCCCGTCTACATCTAGAAAAAACCCTTCATCATTTCTAGGGAGTAATAAATTTTCATTGTCTTGCCAATTTTGCTTATTCAACTTAAAGTTTCCTTAATTGTGTTATTGGTTTAAATATATTAGTTCAGGTGCACTCTCCCTTCACCTGAACTTTTTAAACTAAACCAACTCTTTTCTTTGAATGCTTTTCAACACTACTAACTGAATCATCTAATAAATAATTCTTATATTTTCTATTCTTCTTTATTTCACGTTTCTTGATATCCATTGCATCAGCTAAATCTGATTGACGAACTAAATCAGAATCAAACGGAAATTCTTCTTTTTTAAAGTTCTTTTTCCATATTTTTAATGCCTCTTCTCTAGTCAATTCTCTAAATTCCAAAATATCAAAAAGTCTTCCTTTTCTAGTCAATGCAGAATCTATATCATCTAACTTCTGATTTGTTGTTATGATCACTTTAGTTCTATTTGAATCTTTGTGAATTCCATCACTGAAGCTTAAAAGTTGAGAAACAAACTTATTCTTTTCAACCTCTAAACCAGAATCAACAACATTGGTTCTTGAGTGTAACATACCATCAAGATCATCTAAGAATATTGCACAAGGATTATTCTTATAACTTTCAGACCAAAAACCATCATCAGATAAAAGTTGTTCATTCTTAACTGTACTAAAAATAAAAGAAGGTTCACCTATATCATAGTTCACTGAATATTCTTTATATTCAGCAATGTTATCCACTAAAAACTTATTGAAGAGAGCAATAAACTTAGATTTTCCACACCCTCTTTCACCATGTAAAATAAGAATATTGGAATCAGAGTCTAAGAACTGTCTAAAAAATTCATCAGTATCTAAAAATGGATAAAAATCTGAAACTACATCTTTATAATCTTTAGGTGACTTCATTACTGTATTAGTTGTTAATTTTCCACCAGATAAAGAATAGTTATCAAAGATTAACGTGACCTCTGAAGTCCTATTTTCATACTTATTTAAAAATTTCTTAAGGTTATTGCCAGATGAGACATTTTCAGAAAAAATATCACCATAAAGATTACCATAGGATTGAGTCAGAATGACACAAAACTCATCTGTCTCTATGAAAGTTTGAGTTGTGTTGATATCAAACTCAATTTTCTCTATGCTGATTTTCTTAAACTTTTTCTTGAACTTCTTAAGAATTTTATCAATTTCTTCACTTCTATATAGAATGCTCTCTAGACAAAAATCAAACTTAGATACTAATCTATTAATGTTTACTGACTGTGAAACACTATCAGAAATTGTAGATGATAATACTTGGTTTATTTTACTCATGTTTTCTCCCTGTTTTAAGAGCCATCACGCTCTTATAATTGTTATCCTATACCAAAGTATAGATTATTTGTTAAAATTGTCTCAGTGCTCTTATTTGAGCCAATTCTTACTTGAAATTGTCACCCCATTCTGCCATCTTAGATCTAACAACTTTTTCTAGAGAAATTCCAGTTAAATGAATATCTTTTTCAGTTGGAATCTTATTACATATATAAGTTAAAGCATTGTTATATTTATTCACATATTTTGAATCAATTTGTCTATTAGAACCAAGAAGAACTAATTTACAATCCTCTCCAATTCTAGAAACTGCCGTTCTTAGACTAGATATAGATTCATTTTGTACCTCATCTATAATAACAATAGCCTTTCTGATATTTGTACCTCGTAAGTGACCTTCATATAAAAATTCTATTTGATACCTATCGACTAATTTTTGAAGTTCTTTTTCTTTCTCTTCTTTATCTAGTCTTTTCTTTCTATTTTTAAATTTCTGTTCAACAATAAATTCTAAGTTCGAATATAGAGGTGCAAGATATCCAGACATCTTCTCTTCAAGTGTCCCTGGGAGATGACCAAGTTCTTCTGTATCAGACAATGAAGTTTTTCTGATATAGATTATCTTTTCATATCTGTCTTTATGAATATCTAGAAGTCTCATTGCATTAGACAGAGCTGAAATTGTTTTTCCAACACCTGCTGGGGAAGACACTACAACACAATCAAAATATGGGTCAAGAATTTGTGAACTAAGAATCTTTTGTCCAATATTCTTTGGTGATATGTTTTGCTTCATGATTGAATCTTCATCTATCTGTTTAAACACCCCACCAGTAAAATAGAACACTTTGAAGTTTCCATTCTTACTTCTTATAGACAACCCTTGAATATCATCAGATAGACCAAGTTCTTCTCTTGTATATATGTCTTTTATTTCAGTTGAGTCAATCTCTATTTCTTTATATAGAACTAATTCTTTAGGTTCTTCAATGACAAGTTTTCGAACTTCTAACCCTAGAGATAGAGCACTAAATCTAGCCATGTTATCGATAGACATAAATACAACATTTTTATACTCTTTAGATAGATCTTCTGCAATTTCAATTATCTTTCTATCGTTGATAATACTTCTTGAAGTTGATTCAGGTACTCTGTAGACAGACTTTGATACTACCAATATGTCTATGTGGACTTCTTCGATTCTAGTGAATATTTCCGTAGAGTCATTGTTTCTGTTTATAGATATTACATCAGCCTTATCGAATAGTCTACCAAATTCTCTGGACTGATAGTTTATTTCATTCCACCCTGACTTAAAGTTATCAAGTTCATTTAGAACTGTTTCAGAAATAACTAATAGGTTCTCCCCACCATTTGAAAGTTGGTGTAAATTATTGACATCATTTAGAATGATATTTGTATCCAGTACTAAAATTTCTTTATATTTAGAAAGCATTCGTTCTCCTTTTGTGTATTTAAGGTTAAGATTTTTCCATAAAGATATTCTATTGTTTAATTTCCATTTAAGCTTAAAAATATTATAATTTCTGAAACAAAAGGATGGATTATGTTTTTAATCTTCGGTTCAACAGCGATAAAGCATTGGTTTCCTGATTATTCTAGACAACCTAAAGATTTAGATATAATCTCAGATAGAGGATTCAAAAGTACAAAAGAGGTTGAAATATTTTACAACAAAGGTATGGATTACCTCAAAGAACATAATCAAGATAAACATTATGTTGATCCTGATTTATTGTTCACTATAAAGTTTTCTCATCTATCTTGGGATATAAACTGGGATAAGCACATGAAAGACTTTATATTCCTTAAGAATAAAGGATGTAAAATTGATTATGACTTCTATGAATTACTTTATAAAGAATGGGAGGTATTACACGGAAAGAAAAAAGTCAAAATGAAAGTCGAAAATGAAGTTTTCTTTAAAGAGAACATATATAGAAGGTTCAATCATGAAGAACTCCATAACGAATTTAGATTTTACGAAAGACCATTAAATGAAAAAATCAGAGAAGATTTAAATTCTCCACTATGTTCTGAGTATTTATGGAATGAACTTTCACATGAAGATAAACTAAAATGTGCAGCTGAAGAATTATTTGTTTTGACATCAGAAAGATATATTTTGGTTGAAAATCCAATAAAATGTAAATTTGCAAAAACAAAAATGTTAAAGAAAATGATAACTTCAACAACAAGCGGTTGGTTCAATAGATTCTTAATTATGAATTTTGAAACTCTATTGAACTATCAAGAAGAACACTTTTTTCAAGTGTTGACTAAAATAAAAGGAAAATAGAATGAACAAAGAACAAATTAATGAAGCGTTAAATGAACTGATTAAAGTGGGATATATGAGCGACGAATATCTAAAAGATAAATACTCTGGACAAACACTTGATGAAATATATGACATTGAAGATTTTTTCAGTTATGAAATCGAATCAGAAAACTTCAAAATAAAAGAAAAAGAAAACTTTGGTGGATATGAAGGCGCTGGTGAAACTGCCTGGATTGTATATGAAATTACAGATAAAAAGTCAGGTGATACAACATTCATCAGAAAAAATGGATATTATAGTTCTTGGAACGGTACTGAATGGAGAAATGGATTTGATATAGTTGAACCAAGAGAAGTAACAATTGTAGAATGGTTTAAGAGTGATAAAGTATAGAAAGAATGAAAATTTTGGATTTAAATCTTTTACTGTTGAAGATTCAAACCCAAACCAATCATATTTAGATAAAACAATAGAAAATTATATCAGAAATATATCTAATGAACACACATCTAGTGATGTAGATATAGTTGATATTTCAATAAGAACTACTCTAGATGCGGGAAAATATATGCAACAAACATATCACCATGTAACTATTTTTTATGCAATTGAGAAAAGAGAAGATTTAAAAATTTAAGTGGAATTTAAGGTTTATTTAGGTAAAATAGAGGAATTAATTAAGTTGTTTATACCAATTTCAAAAATAGGTTTAAATAACTGTAATAGGATTGGTAATTGAAAGGAATAAGAGTTCTTTCAAAACTGAAAAGGCTTATAAACAGCTGTCCCAATCCATAACTATTTAAAAGGTTTATCTTGAACAAATTTAACGAATTTTCAATCATTATCAATCAATATGATATCGAGCTTCCAATTTCTATAGAAGCTCGATATGTTTTGACTGCATATAGAACATTCCATAAATACTCTTGTCAAAAGAAACTCCGCAACTACAACAACAGAACAATCAACATCAAAGAACTTTCAAAGTTCATCACAAAGAATTTTAAAATCTCAAGAAAGAGTGTGAGTAACTATGTTCAAGAATTTATCAATTCAGGATTAGTGCGAGAACTCAAAAGCAAAGATTTTTACATTCTATCTAAACAAGAAATTCTTGATCAATTCTATCCAGAAAAAACAAACTTTTTTTGGGTAGAGTGGATCAGTGAAAAAACTTCACTTTTTACACTCAAAAATTTTAAAGATTTAATTGTTCGGTTTGAAGCTGGACTACCTCAATCAAAATTCGTTCAAAAACGAGATATCGAAAACGGTCAAAATAAGACTATTAACTTTACTACTCAAAAACTTATTTCAGAAAAACTGAACATCAGTGAGATGAATGTAAGTAATGCACTCAAAAGACTTCAAAAAGTATATGGATATCAAGAGATTGATGAAGCTGAATATGAAAGACTTTTATTTCAAAACAGAAGTCAAGAAAAATTCACTCCTATATACAAATTCACAGGAACTAAGCTTTACGATGAAAATGGTGAAGAATATACTCAAGTGAAATTTATGAAGTACATAGGAATGTCATTAAAAACGAGTTTAAGATATAAAAGTTTTGTTGTTGGTGTTTCTAAAAATATCAAAAACAAAACTCATCATACAGTTAATAAGTTAGTCAATAGCAAAGAGTATGAAAATACTCTAAAAGCTAATGAAGTGAAAGAATATGTAGTTTCGTATGTTAAAGAAGAAATCATTCCAAGCCTATCAACGGTTTCTAATAGATTAAGTTCTTCCCAACAAACAAATGGCATTTTTCAAATAGCTTCTACAAGCTTCCACCTGAGTTATTTAAAACTTGAAATTCATACAAGAAGAAAGATGCTTGCACAAGCACTGAATACTATTACAGTTTTAAAATTTATTGAAACACCAAACCTATTCAGAAAACTTTCTTATTATAAGAATAAGATAGACTCTAGAGTAAAGATTCTAAGAGACAAAGTTAAAAATAACACACTGGAAGACTTAGACAGAGTCAACACAAGTAATATCTTAAGAACATATGAAATGTATAGCACTAGACTCTTAAGTTTAGAAAACATCATTAAATATAAGAGATATTCTAAAGGTTATAGATTCTATAATGATAGAAGTCTTTCTTTGGATAAAGTAACTAGAAGATATAACAATCAACGAGAACTTACTCCTAGAGAAAGAATTATGCTTATGATAAAAGATTCATTTCAATCAATGAATATCGAAATGAAGTCTTCAGCAAATAACATTTTACATGGAAGTGAATATAAATATATATCAGCTTAGAACACTTTGAACTAGATATAATAAAATAACCAATAATTGAATAGAATTGAATATAGATTAGCTCTAGATTCCATAGATATTCCATATTATTAGTTATTTTATATATTCTTTTCTAGCTTTTTGGTGTTTGATTTGCTTGGAATAATTTTAATAATAAAAATACGTTCACTTTTCAGAGAAAAACTGTAAAATTTAGCAACTTTCACATTAATTCCTACTCCAACATAAAATTTATAAATTTAATTTTCATTTAAGGTCAATTCGGTTATATTTACTCTATTAAAACAAAAAGGATTAAAGATGTCAAAATATAAAGTTCCAACTAATTGGTATATGAGAGTTACACCTGGACTATCAGAAAGAGTTCAAGAGATTTTATTCTCTAAATGTTATACTTGGAAGGATGGATCAAGAGAAGTCGGTGAACTTACTTCAGAGTGGTTAGTTTTAACTGATGGTGTAATTTATATCTCAAATGATGCACCAAAATATTGTGAGCAAGGCGTTGAAGAAATTGACGCTTTTAGTTTTGTGGCTTCTAATGGTGAACTTAAGATTTTACCAAAATATTGTCAGACTATTCTTGTACGAGATAATTCAAATGATAGTTGGATAGAGGAAAAATTTTCTAACTATATTCCAGATTCAAGTACACCAATTGCATGTTTAGAGGGTGATTATAAAGAATTCAGATTTATTGAAGACTCTAGTATAGATTTTGCAGAGTTTCTTGATTCGAAAGGTATTCTTTCTGATTTCTTAAGAAATTTTAGAATAGAAAATCAACGATGGTCAGAATTGAGTATGTATAAAAGTAGTCTAAAAGAACTAGAAGAATTGCCACCAAGTAGATATATATTTGATGCATTCAGATTTAAAGAATCAACAGTACCTGAAATTTTAGAAATCAACGATGAGTGGGTAGGACTATCGAAAACCCATGATTGTGTTACATTTGATAAAAATGGTCTATTCGACTGTGTAGTATGAAAAACTTCATAGATTTTGAGAGAGTCTCTGAGCTCTCCAAAAAAGACAAATCAAACCCATTCGTGAATAAGGTCGTAAAGTTATCTGAAGAGACAGGAGAGGTCGCTCAGGTATCATTAAAGTACATTAATAGTTCTAATGTTTCTAAGAGTGTTACTGATGAAGATCCAAAAGAACTTGTGTTAGAAGAATTGTGTGATGTGATAAATACTGCTCTGGATCTTATAAACTCATTGGGTGTTTCAGATGAAGAGGTGAAGGTAATGTTTGATAAAAAATTGGATAAATGGGAGAGTAAATTAAAATGAAAACAATAAAAGGCATATATCAATATATTGTTGTTTTATTAGAAGCAATTTTATATTTGGTGAAAAAAGTAAGACATATTCCAGGATTCACTATTATACTGTATGTTCTGTCAATTATAGTTTTAAGTGTACTTATTGTTGTCACTTCAAATGAATTTTTAATTCTCTTAATTATTCCAGTGTCAACATTTATGGTATTTTTAGAGGTTGATATAAGAGAGTATGTTGTAGCAATATTAAGTTTATCTATATTTGGTATATTGGTGATACTCTTTCTTAGTTTTTTATATAAAGATATATCTAGTGAATATCATGAAGAAACTGTACCGAAATTATACAAGAATGTAAGATATGAAAATGTCAATGGGAATTGTTATATGGTGTCAGGAGACACATCAATAAAAATTGATGAAGATGTATATGTAATTCTAAAAAGCAATCAATGTAGAACTGTAAAGGTTTTAAATGTTTATAAGCATAACGATACCTACAAATCTAAACCAATATTAGAAGATACAAAATTTGTATGTGTAAAGGAAAGACATGTTAAATAATGATAAATCTGAAGAAACTGAAGAGAGTATTGTGAGTGACATTCATTCATATTCAGTTTTTGCAAATATTGATAATAGACAAGGTGATATATATGGATATCAGATGATTTTGAATAAAGAGCAGATGTCTCTTATAGAAGATATCATCTTAACAGATAAAGTGAAAGTTGTAGATGAACCACTGTATTCTTTAGATGAGTCTTCAAAGGATTAAATCATGGGGGACATAGCTGAAATGTGTCTGGATTATTCTGGATCAGGTTGGGAAGAATCCTGGCATGGCCAGGATGGACCATCAAGTTCTAATATAAATACTTTTGAAAAAGATGAACTATTCTATCATAGACAGTATAAACATATAGAAATATTACATGAAACAGATAGTGCATATCTATTCAAACACAAAAAAGGTGATTTTTGGTGTCCAAAGAAACTTGTTAAATTCAGAGACGGAAAAATCTATATTTGGAAAAAGTTCAAGAAAACTATCAATAAGAAGAAAAATGAGAAAATTTAAGCAAGGTATATATAATCCAATCAATCCTGAGAAATGGAAACCAGATGGTGCTAAAATAGTATATAGATCCAGCTATGAATATAAATTCAATAAATGGGCAGATCTAAATAAAGATGTACTACTCGTTGCATCAGAAAGAGTTGTGATTCCATATTATTGGGAAGTTGATAAAAAGATGCACAAATATTATGTTGATTATATGATACGAGTGAGAACTGCCGATGGAACTCTTAAGAACTTTTTAATAGAAATCAAGCCACACGCTCAAACTGTTCCACCAAAGAGAGGTGGAAGAAAAAAGAAAGAAACATATCTAAATGAGATGAAAACATTTAGTAAGAATGATGCTAAATGGAAAGCTGCCAGAATATGGTGTAGAGAACATGATATGGAATTTAAAATAATAACAGAAAAACACCTCTTCAAATAAGATACCCTTCTATTTATACTATATCCTTCAAATTTATTGACCTTTAAATACTTGTATGAAACTAAATACAACAGAAAAGAAACATTTTACTGTACTAAGAAAAGATAAAGCATTAAAACAGATACGTCCTGGTTCTTTGATGAGTTATCACTATTCACCGATAACTAAAGACTTGCCTTTTTGGGACAAAAATCCTACAGTTATTCTTTTGTGGAAAACAAAAAGACACGCTCTTGGGATAAATCTTCACTTCGTTCCTGTTCAGATGAGAAAGGTGATTCTAAAATTTCTTTTGAAGATAAATTCTTCAAATATAAGAAACAATAGACCTCTTCAAGCAAACTATAAAGATTTCAAGGGATTGTTGAAAAAACTTAATGCAACTGTATGTATCAGAAAATATCTAATACGAAGAATTGGTAAGCAGATTGTTATTCCAAATTCTTATGAAGACTATATACATGCAGCAACTGAACTAGACACCAAAAAGCTATATGGTGCAGAGTCTGATAATATATATGTATATCTTGTTAGAAAAAAGAAAATTCAAGATACAAAACGAATGTCTCGAAAAAGACGTCAACTAAAATATAAATAGGAGAATACATGAATATTCTAGAAGCTCTTAAGAAACCGTTCTTAAGTAATGAAGAACCTAAAGATCTATCAATAGTGTCACCTGAACATATAGTGAAAGATTTAGGCGATGATCTTGACCTTTCTCAACTAATAAATCTAACAGGTGGAATAGTTGATCAAAAGGTCGAGAAACTATCTCATTCAGATCTAATAAAAGTATATAGAAATATTGCAAGTTCACCGGATGGCGGAGAAGCAATAGATGAAATAACAAATGAATTTATGAGTGGTATTGATAGAGAACCAATTAGATTAGATTTTCAAGAAGCAGACATTTCAGAACAGATCCAGGAAAAGATTCAAACTGCATTCGATAAGATACTTAGATTAATGAAGTTCACTAAGAATGGTCAAGATATTTTTAGAGATTGGTATGTGGATGGTGGTATTGCACTCGAGTGCGTTTTCGATGAAAGTAATATGAAAGATGGAATTCAAAATGTTGTTGTACTAACTCCTCACAATCTATATAAAGAGTTTGATGAAAAGTCAAATGAAGTTGTGTATAAGTATTCAGATACTGGAACAGGTATGGAAGACTACTGGAAGACAGACTACAATGGAAACATGACTTACCTTAAAGATCAACTTATCTGGTCTGATTCAGGTCTAAAAGATGCTAAGGGTAGAAAGATCGGGTTCTTAGATAGATCAGTTAAAACATTTAACCAACTCTCTATGATTGAAGACATCATAGTTGTGTATAGAATGACTCGTGGTACTGAGAAGAGAGTTTTTAAGGTTAATGTTGGGAATATGCCTAAAAATAAAGCAGTATCATATATGCAGGGTCTAATTAGTAAATTTAAGTTTAATAAATCTTATAACTCTGAAACTGGTGAAGTTACTAACAATTCTCATTTGATCTCACTGACAGAAGACATTTGGTTGCCGACTAAAAATTCAGCTAAAGATATAGAAATAGATACAGTTGGTTCTGGGATGAATCTTGGTGAGTTGGATGATATTAAATATTTCAGAGATAAATTTCTAAAGTCTCTTAAGGTTCCAGCAAACAGAATGAATAATGAGTCACAAGATTCTATGTATGATCTAACGGCAACAGAAATCTCAAGAGAGGAATTGAGATTTCTGAATTTCATATTTAGACTTAGAAATAAGTTTAATGACATTTTTCTTGAACTGTTAAAAAGAGAAGTTGTTTCAACAAAAATCATGACTCAAGATGAGTTTGAAGATATTCAAGAATCGATATCATTCAAATATCCTGATGATATGAAATTTTCTGAAACTAAGAGACTAGAAACTTTATCTAAGAGAATAGATATTCTCAATGACATAGAAGAATATGTTGGTACTTACTATTCAAGAGAATTTGTAAAGAAAAATGTGTTGAATTTGAGTGATGATGAAATTCAAGAAATGAAGAAACAAATAGACCAAGAGAAAAAATCTGGTGAAATTCAAACTGAGGAAGAATAAATGGAAAATATAATTAAAAGTGCAATAGATAAATCATACACAGATTTTAAAGATGCTGTCAAAGATAAGCTAGAAGATATTAAACAAAACAATGATACATATAAGATATATTCTGCTGAAAAATCTGTATATCAAAGTGCAATAGATAAAGCTCAAGAAACTAAAGAGCTTCAACTTAAAGATGAACCAACTGGGGATGAGTGATGAAACAAGTCTAGAGGATGCAAGAAAATATGCAGAAAAAGTATTCAGCGAAAACGGATTAGATTTAGATAAAGACTTCCCTGATTTTGATAAGAACTATAAAATTGCACAAGAAAAAGCTAGTGGTGGAAAAACTCTAAGAAAAGACATGCCAGTTATCGATGAGAAGGATGTCAAACATCTCCAGAAAGAACTTTCTAATGGAAACATAGATTTGAATGCACCATTTAAAGACAAAGAAGACAAAGAAGATCCATTCCCTAAAGGGTTAGATAGAAATTCAGAGAAAGCAAAAGAATGGTTGACTGGTGGCATGAAGGTTCATGATGGGAAGACTAAAGATGATAGAGTTAAAGCTAAGATTAACAAAACTGTTGTTAAAGAACTGAGACCGATTCAGAGACAGATTTATTTTGATAAAAGTATTGATGCAATTGCAAGTTTTGGTATTGATGGGACAAAAGATTTCCTTGAAAACAAAACAACATTTGTGACATCATCAGATAATCATATTGTTGATGGTCATCATAGATTTCTGTCTGGTTTACTAGTCAATCCAGATATGAAAGTACATACATTGACTGTAGATTTACCTATTTCAAAATTTCTTCCTTTAGCTTTATCTTTTTCGGATGCAGTTGGGAATAAAAGGAACGGATAATGAAAACTCTTAAAGAAAGACTCATTTCAAATTTATTTGAGAAATATATACCTGATGAAAATAAAGGTGGTGATTGTTATGTGAAGGCATTACACTATATGCAATCTGATCCATCAGCTACATTAGTTCATGGATTAGTTGATGGTCAAGGTCCACTTGAAGGGATTACATATAATCATGCATGGTGTGAAAAGGGAGGTAAAATCATTGATATGACTTTACCAAAATCTATTCAAAAATCTATTCCTGTTGAATTGTACTATAAGATTGGGAATATTAAGACGACATATAAATATACATATGAAGAGATGCTAGAGAAAATGGAAGAATTTGAAACATACGGTCCATGGGAAAAAGTGCTTCTTAAAAACAAGTATTAGATTTTAAATACTTATAGAAATCTTAAGGAATTTTAAAATGAAACTAATCACGGAAGAGAATGACTCTAAATTAGAATATCTAGTCGAGGAAGTCGTCAATGAAGCTGGTAATAAAGAAAAGAACTATTATATAAAAGGTAGATTTTCAACAATTGGTGAACGTAACAGAAACGGTAGATTATATTCTAGGGAACTTTGGGAACAGAATGTAAATGAATATCAAAAAGTTATCGAAGAAAATAGAAATGAAACAGCTATGGAACTTCATCACCCACCAAGAACTAAAGTTGATATTATGGAAGCAGTGGCAAAAATAACAAAACTTTATATAGATGGAAAATATGTTATTGGTGAAGCAATGATTCTCAATAACAATAAAGATAACACAAATCAGTTAAAAGCTTTAATTGATGCTGGATATAAAATTGATGTATCGTCAAGAGGTGTAGGTAAAGTTAATGGAAGCGGTGTTGTAGAGTCGTTTAAGTTAATAACATATGATATTGTACCAGAAGGTGCTTCAGATTATGCTGCGTCTTTAGATGGTGTTGTTGAAAGTTTCGAGAATGGAATTTTAGTCAATGAAGAGTTTGATATTACTGAAAGTGGTGATATTGTTTGTAGCATTAATAATCCTGAAGCTTGTAAATGTAAACTTAAAGAAACTATGTCTGAAAGTTACTATAAAGAAAAAGTTAAAGATGTATTCAATGATTTCTTTAAAATGATTGCTGAATCAACAGATTTAGATCCAGCAATAAAAATATTATATTCAAAAGTCTAAAATAAGTTTAAATACTTATAATTATATATAAAAGAGTAAACATGGAACTATATACAGCAAAAGAAATAAAACAAAAATATAAGATCACGAATCAAACTTTATATAACTGGAGAAAGGGAAAAAAGATTAAATATAAAGTTATGGAAAGTGGAAGATATATGTATATCGATAATGAGCTTGGTGATGATTTAAAAAAGAGACATGTTATATATGGAAGAGTTTCTAATACAAAACAAAAACATGACCTTGAAAGACAAATTGAAATAATACGAGAATATGTTGTCAAAAATGGTGTAATTGTTGATGAGATATATTCAGATATAGCGTCTGGTATGAATGAAAATAGAAAGAACTTCAATAAACTATTGGATGAAATCATTGATGGGAACATAGAAACTGTGTATGTCTCATATAAAGACAGACTGACTAGATTTGGTTTTGGATATTTTGAAAGATTGTTTCAGAAATTTGGAACAAAAATTGAAGTGGTCAATCTTACAGATGAATCTTCATTTCAGCAAGAATTGACAGAAGATCTGATTTCTATCATACATCACTTCAGTATGAAAATATATTCCAATAGAAGAAAAGGTCTTAAAGAAATAGAAAGAGTGTTAAAAACCGATGTATCTAACTGAAGAGAAAATTCTAAATAAGCTAAAAATATCAGAAACAGAATTAAAATTTTGGCGTTCAATTGGTCACATAAAATACAGCACAAAAACTGACAAGTATGATATTGATTCAATATTAGAAAAGCGAACCATGACAATGGGATTAGAAAACTTACTAAATGAAGAAGATTACAATAAAATTGTAAGTAAGATGGATAGACAATCTTCTTTTTCTAGATGGATATTTTCACAAATACAAAAAGGAAAAATTCTCTCAGCTAATGAATGCAGTAAAATAGGTCAACAGTCTAGATGGGGTTTGATGGCATATGAAGCTTTATCTGTTTATTCTTTTGCTAAAGGTAAAATTGATTCTATGGATACCCATTACTCAAAAACAATATCCAATTTAGAAAATAAGATTCTGTTTATAGAAAAAGAACTTAAAGATATGACTGAGAAAAATGAGCATAAGCATTTTAATAGAAATTTTGTAAAAGGAAAGAAGAAAAATTTACAATTTTTAAAAAATAGACTTGCAAAATATCAATCAAAACCATATCTTAGTACATGGTTTGGTAGAAAATATAAAAATGATAAAGATATGTACAAAAAGTCTAGAATGGAATTAGTTATTCAAGGTGAAGAAACATATAAAGGAAATAGAAATATAAGAATTCAGAGAAACAAA